TTACAGATAAACCAGGCCAAGAGTCAGGAAAAGGAATAGACATTAAGGTCGAATCAATTGAATCAAAAACTGATAAGAAATTAAATGAGGAGTTTGAAAAAATGAAATCATTAATTTCGTACGATAGAAAGACTCAGTAATATACATTTAAATAATAGTTATTATATTTTCTCCATAAGACATTTCTTATGGAGAATTTTTTTAACTATATAACAAAGCCGTTAACCCCCGAAGATGTGGACCTTTGGTTCAGGGGTAATAACATTATTCCCGAAAAATTGGAGTTATTTTCCGATTTTAGTCACTCATTGAATATTCTGATAGTTGACACTTACTTAGGGGAGCCACCAAAATCAAATGAAACTAAAATCACTTTAAGTGAGGATGACAATCAACGACACTTTGAATGGTGTTGGAATAAAATCGTTGATAATTTTAAGAAAGAAGAACTAATCTTTGATTATAAGGGAGAGCACTTTGATTACTTCAAGTCATTCTTTGATGAAATCTTTTACAATCAAAAGGACGAAAAAATTCGAAAGTCTATCGGTAATTTTTTTAGTGATTTATTTGACACAAAAAAACCTTTCACTAAATCCGACATTGATATGATATCTTCGATTTATAAGATGTTGGATAAACACATGAAAAAATAAAAAAACACGTATATTGTTTACTATAGAGTAAAGAAAGTTAACTTTTCAGTAATAAAATCAATAAAAATAATAAATAAAATCAAATGGAAACGTTAGAACAAATTAAATTAATGACAGAAGAATTGTCAGCAAATGTGACAAAATTCTTCAAAGGGAATAAAAGTGCTGGAACTCGTGCTAGAAAAACCGCACAGGGGTTGAAAGACTTATTACAAACTTTGAGAAAAGAAATTTTGGAAGAAAAAAAAGGTACTGAGAATGAATAATTTAGATAGTATATTTTTATTTATATTTATCTTTTCGGTACTAACCGTGGCAAGAACGGTTTTTAGGTTTATAGGCGCCCTATCACAAACACCACCAACTAAATTGGTGTTAAGTGGTAGGGAACTTATCTTCTTAGGATTGGCAGTTACCTACTGCTTAACTTATTTAATACAACATTAATTATGAGCTTATATAAAGAATTCTCGATACTATTTCCTTACCTACAGTCTGTTAGGAAAATTAAAACTTATCTAACTTTTGATGTTAGTTTTCCAAATACGTGGAAATTACCTAAGAAATTTGTGAATGAGGAAAAAGTGATGGAGCAAACCACAACAATACCGAACGAAAGACTATTTTCGTTTGTGTCAGAAATTACTGAAGAAGAGGTAGAGAAAGTTTCAGGTAATATTCAAAATATCATAAAATATAATCTCGAAAGAGAAGAAAAAGAAAAACTATTTGACTCTAAGGTAAATGAGTTAAAAATGATTTTTGAAAAACAAAATTTGAGTAATTTAAAAAGTTTACACTTTGACATTAAAAAATCCAAAATAGAATTAGTTGACAATGAAGAAGAAATCGACACAACTGGAGTGGTTGGAACAGGAGAATAAAAAAGACCTACTATCCCTTGAAAAAAGTAAATTAGATTTAATTAAGGAAATTAAAAAACATAAAAAAGAGGAACTAGTTCCTAAAAAAGAAATTATACAGTTAAGTCTATGGAAAAGAATAAAGAAGGTGTTAATGGGGTAATACAAAGATTTGCGGTATTATCGGACTCATTAGTCGATATGTTTCCTAACGCAAAATCTGTTGTTGTGTTTTGTTTAAATGATGAAGATTTTAATAGGACCAAAGCCCAAGTAAATAACTTTGATAATAATACCACACAATTTAAAATTGATATTTCAGGAACTGAATTTATTTTCTTGAAGGATAAGTTGTTGAACTCCTCTGAAGATAAGATTTCTCAAACCCCATTTTAACTAATAGTTCATAAAGATATTTTCTTTGAGGGGACGAGTAATCCTTTACTAGTAAACAATCCTTTCTACCATCATCATTAAATTTTTTTGTTAAAATATCAATAAATCTTTCAGATTCGTCAGATGTTTTTAATGTGAATAAATTAAATTTGTCATCGTTTTGCACGATGATTTTGTTATTTAATTTTGATATTAACTTAAATCCTATAGGGTCTAAGTATTGTTTAATGAATTGACGAGTGTCAATCTTTTTGTTTGTTGTATAATCTAAAAACAATTCCTCGATTCGGTATCTTGTAATGTTAATCATGGTAAGTTCAGAATCATCTAAAGAGACTTTAACTTGTCTTCCGTAATCATCTTTCATATACAAAGATATAGGTGAAGACGAGGACTTTTCAACTAAGGACAATTCATATTCGGATACTACGCCATTTTCCATGGATTTATCATAAATCACCTCATCACTTTCTTTAACGAGTAATTTATAATACTCAAGAGCCTTTTTATGGGTCTTAAATTTATTGATTATTTTCTTTTTTACTTTATTCTTAAATAGAATAACCTGATAGGTGTCGTTCATTATGATTAATAATTATAAAATAATAAAAATAGTATATAGATAAGTAAATGAGTACAGAAAATTTTTATCAAGTGTTGGGTGTCGATGAAAAAGCGACACAAGAAGAAATTAAAAAGTCCTATAGGAAAATGGCTATTGAGCATCATCCAGATAAAGGTGGGAATGAGGAAACGTTTAAAAAAATATCCGAGGCTTATGATACGTTAGGTGACGAGAATAAAAGAAGACAATACGATAACCAAAAAAATAATCCATTTGGAGGTTTTGGTGGTGGAAATCCTTTTGAAGATTTCTTTAATTCGGGGTATCAACCTAGACGAAGAGCAGCACCTGATAGTGTTATCGATATAACTGTCGGTACATTAGAATCATTTAATGGTTCAGATAAGACCATTACATATAGTCGAAAACACGGTTGTACTACTTGTAATGGGTCGGGTGGTGATAAGAAAACATGTGTTAAATGTAATGGTGGTGGATATACCACTGTAACGATGGGAACAGGTTTATTTACCCAAGTGTTCAGACAACCATGTAATGATTGTAGAGGTGAAGGACAGGTCTTTAAAACAAGATGTGGAGTTTGTAACGGGAGTTCGACAATGCCCGAGATGGAAACCATTAAAATAAAATTACCTCATGGAGTTGATAACGGACAGTTCTTCAAGATGCAAGGTAAGGGAGACTACAATAACGGTGTTTATGGTAATTTAGTTATCCGAGTTAAAATGGTGCCCGAAGGTAACTTTGAGAAGAGTGAGAATGATTTGGTATATAATGCGTTTTTAACTTTGGAGGATTTAAGTAAGGACAATTTAGAGATACCTCATCCATCTGGAAACATATCGATTAAGATACCTGAAGATTTTGATACGTCAAAACCCTTAAGAGTTAAATCGAAAGGGTTTAAAAGTAATGGTGTTGGGGATTTGTTTGTTAAATTATTTGTGAAGTTTAAACGGTCTAAAAATTAGACATAATCTCACCGATTAATTTAACTGTACCATAAATTGCTGCAAATAGAATATAGAATGATACTATAATCATTGTCCAGTGCATACCTGATAATCCTTTTTTACATGTCTTACAACCTTCTTCTTTTTCCATTTGTTTTTTTTTATAATAATATAGGAAATTTGGAATTTTATCAATAAATTTGTCAGAATTATTTACTTTCTAACGCACTTTTCTTATCTTTCAGTATATTTATATTATATATGACAACAAAAGGAAGACCTTATAAAGACGAGAAAGATAAAAAAGTAAAATACGGTATTAGTATTGACCGTTATCTTTTTGATAAAATGAAGAACGAAGAGGTTAGCGTCTCTAAATTTATTCAGAAGTTAGTAAAAGAATATTATGATGGGAAAAATATGTAGTAAATGTTGTGTTGATAAAGAATTAGAAGACGGTATTGAATAACAAATAAATTAAACAAACAATAAAATAATATAAATTATGAAAAGAATACACGTAAAATTTATAAAATGGTTATCAAACCGTTTTGGATATAAAATAATAATGTTAAAGGCTGAAAATGGAACAACAACCATTGAAGGAGATAGAGAAGTAATGAAATATATGGATATTTCAGGATATTTTTTTAAAAAAGAACCGTTAAAAAGATGAAAAAACAATTTACTGACGGTATGTCTTGGAATAATTGGGGTGAGTGGCATATTGACCATATAAAACCTGTTTCAAGTTTTGATAAATCAGAAAAAATGTTTATAATTAATTCATTAGATAATTTACAACCATTATGGGCGGTGGATAATTTAAAAAAATCAAATAAAATAATAAATTAAAATAGAAATTATGTTATCCTACATTGGTGGCAAGAGCCGCATAGCTCCAAGATTAATAATACCAAACATCCCAACGGATATAGAAGAATTTGTTGAGGTTTTCGGTGGAATGTTTTGGACATTTTTTAGTATGGACCTAAAACAGTTCCTCAACCTAAAGAAAGTTGTTTACAACGACTTTAATCCATTAAATTATAACCTATTTAAGTGTATTCAAAACCCAACGGAGTTATTGAAGGCAATCAACTCAATTGATTGTCAAAAATTTGGTGAGGTACCAACCCCACCATTATATAAAGAACAATTTATCAGGTTCCAAGTTGAAATATTTAATGAAGGTTTCAGCGTAGAACCTGGCGATTATGAAGTTGCTGCAAAATATGTTTACGTTTTAACCCAAGTGTTCAGTGGGTCAAAACCTGAGACAAGTTCATTTATAGACCTTAAAGGAAAGTATAAATCAAAATATCTAACATTTAGAGACAAATTATCAAAACCGGATTGGATAGAGCATTTTTTAAAGATAACTCACGTTGAGAATATGGATTTTGCTGACGTTATTAAAAAATATGACTCACCAACAACTTATTTTTATGTTGACCCGCCGTATTGGAAAACGGAAAATTACTACTCAAACCACGATTTTGATAGAAATGACCATGAAAGATTGGCAATTTGTTTAAAAGATATGAAAGGTAAGTTTTCTTTATCTTATTATGATTTTCCATTATTATCCGAATGGTTTCCTAAAGACCAATATAAGTGGGAAAAAAAGGAATTTGCTAAGGCCGCGGCAGCGAAAAAAGGTAAACCTCAAACTATGGGAGAAGAACTTTTAATAATGAACTACTAAAAAATTGAATTATTTCTTTTCACTGAATATTTATATAATAAAAAAACTGTAAAATGAGAATTACAACACTATTATCTAGATTAATCTTGGAACAATCAAGATTCCAAGTACTATTTGACAAAATGGTTAAACCCCCTGTTAGTTCTGATAAGAAAAAGACTAAAGCAAAAGGTTTAATGGATTTCGAGACATTAAAAACAATTATATTTGCTGACCCAACAACTAAGGCTCCTGAAGGATTTAATGTTGATTATGTGAAAGAGACTGATATGGACCCTGTTAAAGTTGGAAAATACACTCAATGGTTATTGAAAAACTTTGTTAATCCTAGTATGTCTGAATTAGAATTACCTGCGGACCAAGAAATTGACCGTACAAGTAAAGCGTATAAAAATGCTACGATGGAGTTCAGAAGATTATTCCTTGAGGATTTGTATAAGACGACTGATGATTTGAAAAAATTCGAAAGAGCTAAAACATATCTTCCACAAGAACAAAGAGATATTAATAAGTTTACTCCAAGAACTTTATTTGATACGTTGGCCGACTTCCAAATTCCTGAAAAGAAAAGGGCTGAGATGGAAAAAAAAGAGGCTAAGAAATCGAGAGAAGGGTTCAATCACGCAGGTGGTGAAATTATTTATGAAGGTCCTAAGTGGACAATGATTCGTATTACTGACCAAGGTCAAGTTGGTAAAGACGCGGCAATTTATTATGGTGGGTTCCACGAATATGAGCAAGGGGAATCAAGATGGTGTACATCATCGCCAGGTCTAACTTACTTCAATGGGTACATTAAAGATGGTCCGTTATATGTTATATTCCCTAATGATGATAAAGGTAAAGTAGGTAAGAAAACAGGGTTACCTGAAGAACGATACCAATTCCACTTTCCGTCAAATCAATATATGGATAGACATGATAGACAAATCAATCTTGTTGAGTACTTAAATGGGCCTATGTCGGATTTAAAAAAGTTCTTTAAACCTGAGTTCGCAAAAGGTTTAGTTAACAAGGGTGGTAATAAAGTTGAAATTAACTATCCTGACAGTGCGGCAGGTAAATTCGTTGCGTTATACGGATTTGATGATTTATTTGACAGTTTACCTCAAGATATTGAACATTTATTAATTAATAATAAATCTAAAGAAGATATTGCGTTAGTAGTACCTGAATCATTAGGTCGATTCACATCATTACAAGCATTGTTATTACAAAATATCGTTAAGTCATTGCCTGAAAGTATTGGTAAGTTGACTAACTTAAATTTCTTAGCATTACCTAATAACAAAAGTTTAGTTTCATTACCTGTTGGAATTGGTAATATTCCTGGATTAGCTTTCATTAACTTGAAAGACAGTAATCCTAAAGTTAAAATACCACCAGCATTACAAGAAAAATTAAGTAATGAAGGTAATGGATTTTATTATGTAAATTAATTTTAGTACCTTTATAAAAAAGTATTATTATGAACAATGTTGATATTGATATCTATGTAAATCAATTAATAACTTTCTTCGATAAGAACCCTAATGATTTAATCGACCTTATTGGTAATTTACTGAAAGAGTCTTTTTACGAAAAAGTTAGGGAACAATGTATCAAGAATAGTGAAATTGGTGATGAAGTTTCATTAACTCAGAAACAAATTATTGATATTGTTGTTGAACTTAAAAAAGTTAAGTCAATTGAGTATGATAAATCCAAATTATATAGTATCGTACAAGAAACCAAATTCGGTTCAATTTTTTTAAATTAGTTTTGTTTTATTCGAAAATTAACGTATCTTTGTATTCTAATCTTAAAACAGAAACATATGATGACTATCGAACAAATTAAATCTACCGCACCTGCAGTTTTCACAACTACACCATCACCTAAAATGTCCGAGAAGTACGTGTTCGTACCTACCATGGATATCTTGGAGAACTTCCAAAAACAAGGGTGGGAACTTTCGTCTGTAAAACAAACTGGCCGTGGTGTTCACGGTGTCCACGAACTAAGACTTCGTAATGGAGAACTCCCAAAGGTTGGGGACTGTTTGGTTGAGGCAATCATCCGTAATTCACATAATGGTATGGCAACTTTCTCGGTAAGTGCTGGCCTTCATAGATTGGTTTGTAGTAACGGTTTAACTGTTCCTACGTCACTTTCAGAATCATTTAACCTTAGACACCAAAGATTCGATTTGGACGAGGTAAAACAACTTACAGAGAGTTTTGCGGGACGTTTACCACTTATCCAATCATCAGTCGACCGAATGATGAGTAAGGAGTTAACAACCCCTGAAAAAATCCAATTCGTTAAACAGGCGATTAATACTCGTTGGAAAACAGGTACAGTACCTGCAAGTTTAGATGTCATGGCAATCATGTACCCTAAACGTGAAGAAGATAACAAGAACGACCTATGGACAGTGTTCAATGTAGTTCAGGAGAACTTCATTCGTGGGGGACTTGAGTACACTTCATCTCGTGGTCGTAAGACTTCTTTGAAAGGGTTGAAGAGTATCATGGCGGTTAACCAAGTGAATACTAAACTTTGGGATTTGGCGGAACAGTTTTCATACTAACACAAGGAGGGGAGTTCCCCCTCCATTTTACAATTAACTATGGCGGACATATATAAATTTACTAAATCTGATTATACCACAAAGATTTATCAATCTCACAGCGAGTTCAACGGAAACCTTGCGACTGAGGAGTTTAGTGTTGAGAATGAAGATAACCTTTTTGGTGTTAAAATGAGCAACAGTGAGATGTATAGTTCAAAACATCCTAAATGGACTATTGATAAATCATTATACACTGAGGAAGATTTTGTTGAAAACTACGGTAATCCGATGGCATCTGTTATTATTTATCGACCAACAGTTGTTGTAACTAAGGATGATAAGAAAGTTGCCATTAAATTTTTTGAATACCAAAGAAGTCGGGTACAAGGTAAAACCTATTTTAGGGTGTCAACCAAAGTACAGTACATAACATTCAATTACATAACCCATTCCTTATACTCTGGACATATAACTAATTACCATAAGAAAAGGAAGTTCACTAAAAGAGTTAAACGTAATTGTTTTTATGATGACTCTCTTAATAGAATGTCAAGTATATTGTCTGCGATGGTTAGAAATGTCTTAGAAAAGACTCCTGAACTATTAATCAATAATACGGTTGTAAATGATGTTATAACACATTTCATTGACAACATCCCTAATACTGAAAAATATGTACTGAACACTCCTCCTGAAATTTTATTTAAACTATATTTGGACGGACATAAAATAAAATCCCCAAATAATTGGAGTACATTTATTAACATTTACCCCCAACCTAAAAAGAAAGATTATGTTAAACATAAATTAAAATTTATGGATGCGTTTATGTTTATCCACGGATTACAGGGAGATAAGATTAAACGAGTATTACATAAGGTTACCAACATTCGAGGATTGGATTTCTTTAAATTCACCAATGATTTTTTTGGTAAGGAATTCATGTCATCCCAAGACGATAAATTAATTCAAGATGTTTTTGAATGTAATTTATATATTAATGGAGGAATGACGGGGTACTTAAAAGATTTATCTAAGAGAGAGAAAAACAATTCTTTTGAGGTGTTTAAACAAGTCCTACGTGGTGATATAGATATGAATACATACTATGACCATTTCAGAATGATAAACCAATTACGTCAATTTGAACCTGTTAAGTGGGATGCTAAAGACTATGACAGTTTTACGAATGAACATATGGTTTTGAGTGATAAGATTTCTTTTTACACTAAAGGGACATTCGAAAGAATATATGGAGAAGAGTTTACAAACAGAGTACAAGAACCTCTTAATATTGATGGCATCACCTATTACCCGGTATTGTTAAAAACATCTGACGAGTATAATATGGAGTCTTTTATACAATCTAATTGTGTGAAAGGATATGTTGACAAAGCACCGTCACTAATCATTTCATTTAGAGAGGGTAGTCAAGAGTCTAAAGTAAGGTCGACCATTGAATTTACTATTTCTGAGGAGAATAAAATACTTAAATTAAAACGAGTACAAACTTTGGGAAGGTTTAATAGAAGGTTGGAGGATGAATGGAAAAAACCTTTAATGATGTTGGATTTAAAAATAAGTAAATTAATGTCCGCCAAATTATTTGAATTACCTGGTGTGATTTTAAAAATTGGTTACAAGGAATTTAAGTCGGGGTCACATTTTGTTGATAAACCATATTATGGTCATCACCCAATGAATACGACTCAGTTATTAAAAGTGTTGACTTGGGAGGACCCAAGAATAAACAACAGACCAACTAGTAATTATGGTAACCTACCATTTCCTGAAAATTTGGTAGAACCTTTACCTTTATTAGAAGGTGATTTAGATTAACAATATGGAAATTATACCAAAACATTGTATCGATATTTTTATTGATAAGTTTAAATCTTATCCCTCGGTTATCGAACTTAACCCAAGTAAGACTAAAGAATCAATCAATAAATTCTTAAGTAAGTCTGAGTTAGTTTGGATTAATGAATTTATAGGTGGTGACGATAAAAAACATACAAAAGAAAAATTTGTAATCTACGATTCTACAGGAATCATGATATATATAAATGAAGAGTTAACTCTATTTATCTTAACTACAATCGATAGATATGAAGTTGCGAACTTCTCAATACAAACATTAAAAAGATTAAAATAATGATTTTTTTTAGTCGACTTGGTGATATTTATAGTGAAACACCAAGTAGCATGGAAAAAAGTAAAATTTATAAAATCACAAATAAAAAAAATGATTTAATTTATATTGGTTGTACAATTAATTCTTTGAAAAGAAGGTTTCATGAACATCTTTATAGGTGTTTTAAAACTGATTATAAATCAAAATTATATAATTCAATAAAAAAATATGGTCAAGAAAATTTTACCATAGAGTTGATTGAAGAATGTGATTTAAACGTTATATATGAAACGGAAAAAAATTATATAATTCAATAAAAAAATATGGTCAAGAAAATTTTACCATAGAGTTGATTGAAGAATGTGATTTAAACGTTATATATGAAACGGAAAAAAAATATATAAAACAATATGATTCATATAATAATGGGTTAAACTCTACATTCGGAGGTGAAGGGTGTTTAGGGTATATACATTCTCCTGAAATAAGAGTTAAAATATCTGAAGCGGTTAAAAATGGTAATTCCCATAAAGGGAAAACATATAAAGAGTTATATGGAGATAATGCGGACGAAGAAAAAGAAAAAAGACGATTGTCCGTTGAAAAAGGTTGGGAATCAATGTCTGATGAGGATAAAAATAAACGAGTTAGTAAGATTAAAGATAGTGCTCGTAAAAATTCTAAATATGGTGTTGATTTAATTAAAAAAATAAAACAAAAAATAAATGAAGGGGTAAAAGTTAAACAATTAAAAGAACTCTATCCTCAAGTCAGTGAAAATTATTTCTATTCATTAAAAAATGGTAGAAGATGGTCGGATTTATAAATAAAAATTAACTTAAAATTATGGAAATTACAACAGAAGAATTAAAACAAAAAATTGAAAATGGCGATAAATTAATTGTGGACTTTTGGGGCACTTGGTGCCAACCATGTCGCATAATGAAACCCGCTTTTGAAAAAGTTGCTGAGGAATATAGAAAAGAAAATTCAGAGGTCCAACTGTATACTATGGATATTGATAAAAATAAAGAATTTGCGGTTTCATTAGGTGTTAGAGCAATTCCTACCGTTAAATCATTTTCAGGTGGTAAAGAAGTCCATACTCAATCAGGTATTCAAATGGTGTCGCAAATTAAACAATTAGCGAATAACTTAATCAATGGATAATTTAGTAATATTGTATACCATGAAAGGGTGTCCCTTTTGTGATATGATGAAAAAACAATTAGTTGAGGAAAACATTGAATATTATGAACGTGATATTGATAAACATGATGAGGAACATAAATTATTTGTTGAGATAACAGGTAGTGATTATGTTCCATCATTTATGATTATTGAGGACCACGAGAGTGAGAATCCAACGTCACACGTCTTCGCACCTGAGAAACACTTTAACGAGATTACTGAAGGGGTTGAGATTATTAAGAAATATATGTTGTAACTTTTTAAATAATTAAGATGAACCTTAATTTCAATAAAGACGGTGTTACCCATACACCATTAAATCAGTGGGAATTATCTGATGGGAGTTTTTTGGTGATTTATCAAGGTAGTCGAGGTGACAACCCCGAGTTAGATTTTATTATCAAATATAAATCAACAAAGATAAAATCACGTTTACGAGCACCATCTCACACACATTGGATTGTTGACCTAATCATTAAGTCAGAATATTCTCCTAGTGACATCTCTAACTATATTAAAGAATGGATTGAGATTTACGATAAGGTCGAACCATTTTCAACTAAAGAAGAACGAAATGATTATAAACTTCTTTATAATGAATATTTCACTGAGAAGTACGATTTGTTAGATAATACAGGTGCGTTTAGTATAGAGTTCTTATCAGGATTAATGGAGTTGTTCATCAAGTGTGAGAAACAAACTAAAAATGCTTTCATGTTTAAAAATCTATTAAACTTAATGAAGGAATATTGTGATGGGACTAAGGATTTCTATCAGGTTATTTCTTATTCTAAACGAGTTTAAAATAATACTATATCTGAACTTCTATCTTTAACTAACCACGGCTTGGAAAATAATTGAGTCTCAATTTCTGTGGTTAAATTATAGTCCTCTAAAAACATACTTTGGAACTTCCCGAGGTTAAAATCAAATACATCTAAAATTAAAGATTTGATTTTTTCTTTACTATAAATTGAGTTTGAATTAACTGAAATGAATAAATCTTCATCATCGTTTTTTTGTTTTGTAATCATAAACTCCATTCTATCGGTTGCTAACGAAGCAAAGAGGTGATTACAAACATATTCAGAATAAAATAATTCCAACCTGCCCATATTCAAACTATATCCGTATGGAAACTCTGATGATACTGACATAAATTCTGTGGTGTTATATGTGTCTAAGTTTGTGTAGTTATAAGGATAATCAAACTCTAACTCAAGTCGGTTAGTATAATTAATTGAATTAAGGTGACTCTGTTTATAATGACTTTCTAACCCACTTCTTAGTTCATTAATCGTGTGTTGATGGTATAATGGTCTCTCACTATTATAAAGGTCGAAATAGTAATCTAACTGACCAATAGGTTGTTTATAGTCAATGATGTCGATAAGGTTAATCTGTTTGACACCTAAAGAAGTTAAGACCTCTTTATTTTCTTTGTAAAAAGATTCTTTGATTACCGATAAGTCTAACACTTTGCCTGAGTCGGTATTACCATTAACAACATAAAATGTTTTAAAATCGGTAACCTGTAATCGGGTTGTTTGTGATTTATCTATTTGATTTAGAATGTAATCGGCTAATTTGTTAACAATACCTCTTCTTGAATTTGGATTAATATATCTCATACACATTTGTTATAAGTAATAAAATAAAAATTATGAGTTTATTACTTCAAGTTCTTCTCTGATACAAGGTAAAATTCTACCATCATCAAGTTTTATCATAATCTTTTCAAATTCACTACTATCTAAACATTTCTGATTATCAATTGAAATAATTTTACCTTCCAAGAAATCTCTTTCATCAGTTATACTTAAACCAACCGTTGTTTTTATTCTATCTTCTTTTTTCATATTGTATAATTTTTGTTTTACATACTTATAACAAATGATAAACAACATTAAAACGATTGTTTATCATCGGACGTTATGTGAAATTGATAGTTAAAAAAACAAGAATGTTAAATAGAAGATAAAAAAAAAAGAGGGATAACCCTCTTCAATTCTGATAATGTAACACGATTACTTCTTATTGTAATACTTCTCAACTACTTTCTTGATTGACTCTTGAATAGTAGGAGATTTAACTTGTTGAGCTTGGCTAGGTTGAGCATTTTGTGCTGGTTGAGCCTGAGTTCCATTATTTTTGTTTTTACATCCACAACTCATCTTAATTGTTTTTTTTAGTTTAGTTTATTATTTTAAAAATATGTTTATAACAAGTTTTTCTGATTGACCCTTGATACCCGTTGTTTAATTTAACTCCACGTAAACAACTTGATATTTTCATCCTAATATTTCGAGGACTACCCTTTGTAAATCCGTTTTTAATAAGGTAATTGGCACCATCAACTAAACTCTCAAATATAAATATCTCCATAGTATCAATATTTGTCAATGAAAACTTAAAAAAATTTTTATTCTTAATTAAATTATATTTTGATAGTTTAACTTTAACCTCATCATTGAAGGTATTTCGTCTAAACTCATTTACAGTTGCTAAGTTATACCCAAAAGATATAACGTTGGATTTATAATTAGATATATAATAATTTTCTTTATCAATTAACTTAGACTCGTCACAAATTTCCACTACCTCAAAAATAAATGAAGATTTACCGTATTTGTTGTATGATTTTTGTAAATGTGGATTATCATGAACACCCCGACCTAACATCCAAAAATGTTTATATTCTCTGTTTTTAACATTAACGGAGCTCCCAACATATACTTTATTATTTTGAGTATTTTTAATAATATAAATTCCTGATGACATACCTTTATAAATATTAACTTATTTTAATTTTGAGGTATTTATTAATATGAGAAAAAAAATCATACTAACTGAAAGTAAACTAATCAAACTAGTTAGGGGTATAGTTGAACAAGTTGAAGACGAGTTTTATAAAATAAGTCCTGAAGAGTATTTGGAGTTAATGAAGTTATCTGGATATCATGGGAAAGGAATTAGTAAGTTACCAAAGTTCCAAGGTAAACCATTATGGATAACAGGTGATTTAAAACTTAACAATACTCCAACGGATTCTTTAGGTAATGTTGGTTATGTTGATGGTAGATTAGATATTTCTAACACAAATGTGTCAGATATTTCAGGTATAAAGGTAAAAAATTATGTGTGGGATAGTGGTACACCAATCGAAAGAAAAAGAAAGGCCCGTGAACTTGCTATAAAGATGGCGGATGGTGAGGAAAGAAGACAGAACAATGAATGGTCAATTGATGATACTGATGATGAAGGTCTTAAAGCAAATGCGTTATTTAAATGGTTAGTAGGTAATGGTGACCTTGAAGAGTTGGATGACGAACAAAAAGAAATCCTTAAAAATTTAAAGATTGAGTTAGAACGAGTAACTGAGGAGTACGACAAAGAAGAGGATTCTGATAGATATAATCAATTGTATGATAGAGTTAGTGAGATTGAGGGGGAAATAAGTGAATTGGAAGAAAACGTTGCAGACGTTTATAATATATTTCCATCCATTTATAAGTTCTATGGTATGGAACAATTTGAAGTTATTGGTGTTGATGGTTTAGTAAATAGAATGTATTCTGTTGGTACAGAATCGGAAATGGATGAAGGAGCCTTAGATTATGCCAATGGAACTATTAGAGATTTGGGTGTTGACGGATTTAATGAAAGTTTTATTGAAAATAATATTGATACTGATTATCTTAAAAGTTATGTTGAAGATTGGTATACGGATGATGTTTGGCAAAATCCTGACGTATTTTTTAATGACGATGACTTTGAGTTGACAAAAGAACAAGAAGAACGACAAGAACATTTGGAATCTTATATTGAAGAATTAGATGAGTATATCGAAAGAATGGAAGGAGAACAAAATGATTTGGAGGACGAAATTGAAGATGCCGATGAATATTCTCAAAGACACGATGAAATTCAAAAGATGATTGATGAGGCGACCGAAAATCGTGATAAGGCTCAAGACGAATTAGATAATATTGAACCAGATAAAGAACCAACCCAAGAAATGGTTGATAAAGTTGTTGAGGATAAAGTTGACGAGGTATTGGATGACCCAATATCGTTTATTAAAGAAATGGGGTTGGATATTAAGAACTTTATTAATGAAAAAGATTTGGCCGAAGCTTTAGTTGAGTCAGACGGATGGGGTGTTATGAATGGGTATGATGGTAATTACGATTCGGAACGTGTTAACGATGAAACGTATTATATCATGAGAGTTGAGTAAATCTATTCATTTATTATAAAACTTTATTTATATTTTTTGAGTAAAATGAGTACAGTTAGAAAAAATAAATTAAAGTTTGTGATGGATACCGATTGGTTGTTTGAAGGAATTATTGATTCCGAACAAAAACAATACATCTTACTTGGGTATTTCCAAAAACTAAATAAAAATCTTGAGGAGATGAAGGTGTACCCTATGTTCACCGAACTATCTCTACATTTAGGGAATATCCAAACGTTACTCAATCAAAACCAAATTCTGTATACTGAAAAAGTTTTATCGTCCTTTGACGATGAATTAATCATATCTGACCTTAAGGTTAAGAATATTCCTATCATGGCCGAAGATGAGTTTTTGGAATATAGAAAGATTCTAAAATATAGTCATCCAAAATTACAGGATTACTTCGGAATAGCTAAGTCAATATGGTCTGTTGTGTACGACTCAATACACATTAATGTTAAAAAGAATAAGAACAATTTAGAGTCAAAGACTGGGTTTTTTTATTATAAAACTAAAGAGACCTTATATGTTTGGAGATACACTACAAGAAAAGTATCCAAAACAGATGTCCAAAGCAAAACATTTTTGAAATTAATACATCAAGGTACTGAGGATAATTTGACAATTAACGATATTATACTTAATTTTTTGTCAACTAAAGAAAAGGTTAAGATTCATAAATTTCCATTATTTGAAGTTTTATGTGACGATATATTCCCTTTGGAGGAAACATTAGTCCCTATATTCAAAAGAAAGATTATGTCCTATATTATTCAAACAGTCAAACAAAAGAATAACCAAACTAAAAAATTATTACCAAATGGGGTTCAATAAAAGATTTGTTAAACTAGATAATGTGAAAGAGTTTTTAAAGAACAATTATCCGTTATCAAAAGTGTTTTCCGTTGATGCTCTTATTTTTACAGATGAGGCCTCCACAAAAGTATTCAAACTATATGAAAAAGGGGTTGAAGATAAAGAAATTTTAAAAATGATTAAGAATGGAGAAATCGTTTAATACTAAATTACTTTTGTCAAAATTAAGGCAACCATTGGATTTGGAATTTATCTGTTCTAATATATTAAAGACAAATCAATTTGAGGCTAAAGAATATTTGGATGAGTTGGTTGAAGACGGAATCCTAACTAAAGAAAATAACTACTACACTATAAAAAATAAAAAAAAATGACAAGAATCGAGTACATATGGGTTGACGGGTATACACCTGAACCAAATTTAAGAAGTAAAATTAAAGTTGTTAAAGAACAAATTTATAAATTAGACGGTATTCCTGAATGGAATTTTGATGGGTCGTCAACATTACAGGCGGAAGGGGATAATTCTGATTGTATTTTAAAACCTGTAAGAGTCTATTGTTCACTGGTTGACACTTCTAAAATTTACGTTTTATGTGAGGTTATGAATCCCGATGGGAAGACTCCTCATGAAACAAATCAAAGAGCCAAGTTAGGAGAAGAAGATGAAGATATGTGGTTCGGATTTGAACAAGAGTTTTTTATCCGTGAAGGTAAAAACAAACCAATATTAGGTCATAGTGAAGGGTCAATTGAAGGACAAGGAAAATATTATTGTGGTGTGGGGTCTAATGTTGTTGGTAGAGATATTGTTGAGGAACATATGGATTTCTGTTTAACAATGGGTATTGACATAACAGGAGTTAACGCTGAGGTGGCTTTAGGCCAATGGGAGTATCAAGTATTCTCTAAGGGTAAATTAAAGGCGGGAGATGACCTTTGGATGTCAAGATATTTCATGGAAAAGTTATCTGAAAAATATGGATATTATATTGAATATCACCCTAAACCACTTGTCTATGGTGAATGGAATGGTTCTGGGTTACACACAAATTTCTCAACAAATAAAATGAGAAATAAAGGAGGGGTAAGATACTTCACCGCACTATTCAATTCGTTAGAGTCAAGAAGACGCCAGCATATTGAGGTATATGGTTCTGATAATGAACTAAGACTTACAGGTAGACACGAGACACAATCAATTGATAAGTTTAGTTGGGGTATCAGTGACCGAGGAGCGTCTATTCGAGTTCCCGTGTCAACGGCTAAAGAGTGGAAAGGGTATATTGAGGATAGACGACCAGCGTCAAACGCAAACCCTTATGAAATAGTCAAAGTTATTTGTGAAACAATTAACATGGCGGATGAACTAGCCGAGACTGTCCACAACATGTATACCAATGTTAGTATGAAAAACTTTGATGAGGTGGCAAAAAAATACAATGGAATTCTAACTAGTGATGAATTATTAAGGGAGTATCAAAATGATGAACAATACGAACTTACATCTGAAATGATGGAGTCAAGAGCTAATGGTAAAACTGAAGAAGTAAAATTTAATATAAACGAGAAGTAAAAAAATGAGTATAGAATTTAGACCTATTGAGCCTTTAATGGAAAATAGATGGATTATTAGAACCCATCCGATAAACATTAACCCGTACTTGTTTAGAAAGTACAAAATGTATAATGAAGGTGAGACAATCATTCTCAAAACTGAGTTTTTTGAAACGGTTATGGACACATATAACCCAAAAGAATTATTGGAGATTACTGATATAACCTTAGAGTATTTGGACCCAACAGGAGTTGTCGTTGGTGGATTAAAAATGATTGTTAAAGGTATTAACTTTGAAAGAAAACATTCTTATTCAGGAAACGACTTGATGATAACAAAACTTAGAGTTATTATTGGTGAGACAGATTTATTATTAGAACCAATTAGTTATGGAGAACCAAAAAAATAAAGAACAAGTAGACCACCCGAGTCATTATGGGGATGAAGACAATTACTAAAAAAATATTTGTAGTGTGTGGTAAAAATCATAGTGTGGAGATATTTATATATAAAGAACATTATGAAAAAACTTGAATTACAAATTGGCGAAAAATACAATTATTGGACAATAATATCATTATCTGATTTTGTAAGTAAAAAGGGTGAGAGATATTATAAATGTCAGTGTAAATGTGGAACCATTAGAGATGTAAAG